GCAGATTGGACAATCACAATCATCAACGATGAAAACTTTAAAGTTCGCAAAGCTTTTGAATCATGGATGAATGGTATTAATTCACACGCAGCTAATCTTAGAAACGGTGTAGCTTTATCACCAACAGGTTACTCAGTTGACGCAAAAGTTAATCAGTATGATAAAGGTGGAAACATCATCAAAGCATATAACTTTGTTGGTGCTTTTCCAGTTGACCTGTCTCCCATTGATCTAGATTGGGGTTCAAATGACGCAATTGAAGAGTTCTCAGTTACCCTAGCGTATCAGTGGTGGCAAACAGATACCACATCCTAATATTAAGGGGCTTTTGCCCCTTATTATGTTTACTTTGAATAGGAAAAATAAATGGCTTTGAACTTATTCGGCTTTCAGATATCAAGGCAAAAGACTGAAGTACAACAACAGTCTGAAAAAACCTTTGCGATACCATCGAATGAAGATGGTGCGCTTACTATTTCTGCCGCCGCTTATTATGGAACATATGTTGATTTAGACGGCACAGCCAAAAATGAAGTCGAATTAATTTCACGTTATCGTGAAATGGCAATGCAGCCAGAAATTGAATCAGCCATCGATGATATTGTTAATGAAGCTATCGTACAGAATGATAATGGAAAATCTCTTCGTATCATTATGGATGATTTGAAACAGCCGGAACGTATTAAGAAAGCTATTGAAGAAGAATTCAATGTCATTTTAAGACTTTTTAACTACCAAAATATGGCTACGGATACTTTCCGTAGATTTTATGTTGATGGCCGACTGTTCTATCATATCATCATAGACGAAAAAAATCCAACTCAAGGTATAAAAGCTTTACGTTATATTGATCCAAGAAAAATTCGTAAAGTTCGTGAAATCAAAAAAGAAAAAGATTCTACAACAGCAACAGACGTTGTTTCAACTGTCAACGAATACTACATTTATAACGATAAAGTTGTATCTGGCACCTCTTCAAGTTATGGTCCAGTCGGCGTTCGTATTGCAAAAGATTCGGTTATCAACATAAATTCTGGTTTGATGGATTCTCGCCGTGCAGTTGTTTTATCTTATCTGCATAAGGCTATCAAGCCATTAAATCAGTTGCGTATGATTGAAGATGCGACGGTCATCTATCGAATCTCTAGAGCACCAGAACGTAGAATATTCTACATTGACGTTGGTAATTTGCCCAAATTAAAGGCTGAACAGTATCTTCGTGACATTATGGTCAAGTATAAGAATAAACTTGTCTATGATGCACAGACAGGTGAAGTTCGTGATGACCGTAAGTTTCTTTCAATGATGGAAGATTTTTGGTTGCCCCGTAGAGAAGGTGGCAAGGGCACAGAGATTACAACATTACCAGGCGGACAAAATCTTGGCGAACTGGAAGATGTCAAATATTTTGAAAAGAAGCTTTACAAAGCACTGAACGTTCCTATTTCACGTTTAGATCCAAATCAAACAGGGTTTTCGCTTGGACGTGTCGGCGAAATTACTCGTGATGAAGTAAAATTTTCTAAATTTGTCGATCGTCAAAGACAGAAGTTTGCTGAAATGTTTGATCAAGCACTTCGTGTCCAGTGTGTTCTTAAGGGCATCTGTACTGCGGAAGAGTTTGACGAATTCAAAGAATATATCTACTACGACTTTATAAAAGACAATAACTTTGCTGAACTTAAAGAAGCAGAGTTGGTGCGTGAACGTTTATCTCTGCTTGGATCAGTTGATCCTTATGTTGGTCGTTACTACTCAATGGAGTGGATACAAAGAAATGTTCTGCGTATGACTGACGATGATATTAAACAAATGCGTGATCAAATTGACGCAGAAAAAGCAGCAGGATTAATCATGGATCCAATGCAAATTGCACAACAAGGTCAAGCAGAACTTGCAGCAGATACGGCAGGAGCAAAGATTGATAATGCTCCAACGACAACACCGGTTTCTAATGTATCTCCAGAATCAGGAGATATAACTGACAATCGACCACCAAAAGGCGATCTTTCATTGAAAGAATCATATTCGCCTGCTCTACGTATGTTGAGCAGAGTGGTATAAATATTTAATATTATTGGAGAATAAAATGCCTGATGAAAATATTCAAGCCATGGTAGATAGTGCATTTAGTGATAATCCCACAGAAATGCGAGCAGCTTTCTATGACGCAATTAATGACAGAGTTTACGATGCACTTCAACAACGTAAACAAGAGATGGCTAAAAATTTTATAACACAATATGATGAAACAGAAGATGAAGAAGAAATAGAAACAACAGAAGATTCAGGAACAGAAGAAACGAACGAACAAGAATGAAAAGCCTAAAAGATTTTCTTCGAACAGAGATTCAAGAAGGTGGTTCTCCTGATGTAGATGGAGATGGTTTACTTTCTCCTTCTGAATTGCATCAACACTTAGATATACAAAAAAGAGGAGTTGTTGATTTAGGTGATTATGCTGCACACATAATGTTTCATGCTCATCATCCAGAATATCTGGCGCATATAGTACCGACTTTTAATGACATACAAAAACGTCATGCAGAAGGTCAAGAAATGTGTGAGCATGATCCTGTTATGAAAAAACTAAAAGGTAATTCGTCTCTTGTTGCAAGAGATTATCCCATGTATGAGGGTAGAGAAGCATCGATGGCGGAAGATGATCCGCCAGCCGTTCTTATAATGAGAAGAAAATCAATTAGACTGTTTCCAAACGGACAAAAAGTTGCACTTTATTATATAGATAAATTAAACAAATATGTTTCTATACCGTATTCTGGCATTATGACTGTTGTACCAGAAGAAACGGTATTTGATAAAGTTAAAAATGTTAAAGAAACAAAACAATCGATTGTTGTTGAGCATTTAGATGGCTCAACAACTGAAGTAACACCTCAGATAGCAAACAGTATAATGAATCTGTACAAAAAAATCAATGAGACAAACAGAGAAAAACTGGCAGACATGCTTGAGGCGAGTGCTAAACATTTTCAAACTATAGTTAAGTTTTCCAAGGAATAAAAATGGCAAATAAGTATTCGTATCAAGTTCTAAAGGACGACACACAACATGCTGTTATCAAGTTAACTGGGTGGTTTGATGGTTCAGACCAAGAAGATAACGTATACAGAATTCAAGCCAATACGCTTTATGGTGCTCTTGCAACAGATGGTTTTCCCGTTGCGAACGTTTGGGGTGGTTCAGCCAACACACCACTTTCCTATTACGGCTTAACTTTAAATAGAGCTTGGTATGATACAGACACAAGTTCAGGTTCTGTAGAATTATATTGGGCAAATACTGCAAGTGCTACAGCAGAAGACGGTGTTCCTCTTCTCTTTATGCAAGGTAATGGAATGTATGATGGTGATGGTAGCATGATAACCATTAAAAATCCAACAGTGACAGCCAATAATAATGGCGACATTTCAATTCATACAAGAGGCCAAGTTGCTAATGCAAGTTACACAATTATTCTTGAATTGAGAAAAGACAATGCTTATTATCAGCGTGGTCAGTTTAATGACCCCGCAGCATTCAATTATGGCGCATATTCACTGAAACCATAATGTCTTTAATTCGAGAAAGAATTGAGAAGTTATTCGAAAGAAAATTGCTTGAGTTAACCGAAAGCAATGTTCAGAAATTTGGTAGAACAAAATTAATTAAAGTCAGAGTAAGAGGCGGTAAAGTACAAAGACGTAAAAAGTTTTCTAGCGTACCAGGTTACACAATAAGAGGCGGTCGTGTTGTAAGAATGTCGCCACTTGAAAGACGTAGAAGAAAAATGGGAGCTAGAAGAGCGAAGATTAAAAGAAGAAGTAAAATTAACGTAATACTCAGAAAAAGAAAAATGTCTCTTAGAAGAAGAGCCGCACTGGGGGTAAGATGAAATTAATCAAAGAAATTACCGAATCAGTCCAGTATTTGACTGAAGAGAGTGATGGTAGAAAATCCTTATTCATTGAAGGTCCATTTCTTGTTGCAGAAAAGCAAAACAAGAATAAAAGACTGTATGAATATAACACTCTCAAAAAAGAAGTAGATCGGTATACACAAGAGTACATCAACAAGAATCGTGCTTTTGGTGAATTAGGTCATCCCGATACACCAACGATCAATCTTGATAGAGTGTCACATATGGTAACAGGTCTTCGTGAAGATGGCACTCAATGGATTGGTAAAGCAAAAATTCTTGATACACCAATGGGTAATATTGCAAGAAACTTAATTGAAGGTGGTGCATGTCTTGGTGTTTCTTCAAGAGGTATGGGTTCATTGAAAATGGTTAACGGTGTAAATGTTGTACAACCAGATTTTTATCTAGCCACAGCGGCAGAT